TTTGATGAAACCATCTTCATTAAAGATTGTGATAGTTTCTTTGAACACGAAGTAACCGATGGAAGTTATGTCTGTGTATCAAATATCAAAGACCACGAAGTCCTAAAAAAATTATCATCTAAAAGCTTTGTGGTATCAAACGAACAGGGAATTATTACCGACATTATAGAAAAAAATGTAGTGTCAGATACTTTCTGTGTCGGTGGTTACAAATTCGAATCTGCACTTCTTTTCATGCAGGCTTATAATAATCTTCGCGATGAACCAGTTGAATTGTTCGTTTCAAATATTATTGAAGAATGTTTAGATCATAATATTCTGTTCACCGAGAAGAAAGTCACAAACTATACTGATGTGGGAACTGCACAAGATTGGTTTGAATACAATGATAAGCCTGTCATCTTTTGTGATATTGATGGCACCTTGATTATGAATCAAGCCAGGGTAGGCAATAATTCTTATAGTTCGGAACCTATACCTTTACAGAAAAATGTCGATAAGATGTTAGAATGGCAAAAGAAAGGCGCCCAAATCATATTCACTACAGCTCGGGCGCCAGCGGTAGCCACAACAACTTGGAATATATTGTATAATCTTGGTTTTAGAGATTTTCAATTAATTACAGGTCTACTGAATACTCGCAGAATTTTAATTAACGATTTCAATACTGCAAACCCTTATCCTAGGGCTGAAGCTGTAAATATTCCTCGTAATGCAGATATTTTGAATTACTACCTATGATTCCTGATAAAAATTTATTCATTGTTACGTCCGCAGTAAAACCTGTTATTGGAGTCTACTCCCACAATGATAGATATAAACAAACAATAGAATCTTTAGTATCCGTTCGTAAGAATGTTAAGGATGTAATAATTCTATTGGCGGATGTCTCTGTCGTATCTTTAACTGAGGAAGAAAAGAAAGAACTATCGCAGTATTGTGATATTTTCCTGGATGCGAGTAATATACCATTAGTTAGAGATATGTCGGCCGCCGGACATAAAAGTCATGCCGAAAATGCACTATTATACAATGTATTAATGAATCTGAAATATGATATTCAATTACAGAGAATCATGCAACCCGTAAAAAGAATATTTAAATTCTCGGCCAGATCAGAACTGGACGAAGGGTTCAATATAGAAGATTATGATAATCTATTTGGTAAATTCGTATTCAAACGAAGAATATCTACCTGGATGAATCCTGTGCAAAAAGATGCAACACATCTTTTAATTACCAGAATGTTCTCTTTTTGTCCATCCCTGGTGGATGTTTATTTAGACGTAATTCGCAAAAATTTTGAAATTCTCAATTCTGTGGATACTGAACATGCACATTATGTTAATATACCAAAACAATATCTTGTGGAGTTTGATAGAATAGGTTGTTGGGGTTATCTGGCCGGTAATGGACAAGTCGAAAGGTATTAAATCCAACATTTTCATGCTATATATCAAACCAAACATTTGACTTTTTGTGCCGGTTGTGTTACAATCCATTATAAATAACTCCACGGGCAACCAAAGTGTGTTGCATTCAAAGAGGCACAATGAAGTCATTCAAGAATTTCCTAAACGAAGAGGCCGAAGAGGGCGCAAAACTTAAGCATATCACTCATGCTGAAGATCGACCACTTCTACATGGTTCCAAAGGTTTTGAACATGCGTATAATGCATTAAACCAAGCTCACGAACACATAAAATCCGGAAGCAAAAGTTCAGCTTTAACAATGAAGTATGATGGTTCTCCAGCTGTCGTTTTTGGACATAATCCCGAAAATAAAAAATTTTTTGTGGCATCGAAATCAGCATTCAATGTTAATCCTAAAATAAATTATACACACGCCGATATCGTAAAAAACCATAGTCATGCACCTGGGCTTATGGAAAAATTGCATGCATCATTGAACCACCTGAAAAAGATTGTTCCGCATACGGGAGTTTACCAAGGCGATTTGATGTATACGGAGGGCGATAAAAAGGAAAACAAAAAAGGAATTTCCTTCACTCCAAACACCATAACTTATACAGCAAAAGGCGAAAAAGCTGACAAAATTAGAAAATCAAAATTAGGCGTAATCGTTCATACACAATATCACGGAAATGATTTAAAAACGATGTCGGCTGATTCACATCCAGATTTACACAACTTTAAATCTCATCCTGATGTGTGGCATGAATCTCCAAATCATGATACAAAACAAATACATTATTCCGACTCAGATCAAAAAGAATTTATAAACCACATGGCCCAAGCCAGAAAAATACACGACACAAATAAAAATGTCATGTATAAATCTACTGAACCGCATCGAGGTGAGGGAAATCATCTAGAAACATATATTAACCATACGGTTCGAACAGATGAAGTTCCTAGTGCCGAAGGTTTAATAAACCACATAAAAAACAAATATAAAAAAGCATCCGAAAAACTAAAAACACCAGCTGCTCAATCGAGAAAAGAAAGTGAAGGCAAGAGTCACGAACAACATATAGAAAAAAATAAAGAACATTATAATAATTTATTGAAAATGCACCATCATCTTCAACAAGCAAAAAATATTTTGGTTCAGAATTTGGAACAACATGAAGGTGGTTTGGAACATCATATTGAAGGTAAAAGAAGTAAACCTGAAGGTTTTGTTGTTAATCATGCTGGCGAACCAACAAAATTGGTGAACCGCAAAGAATTTGCTAAAGCTAATTTATTGAAGGTCCGAAAATGATATCCTTCAAATCTTTCCTTAAAGAAGGTCGAGGATTAATAAAAGGAACGGGTCTGGACGCCGCCAGACACGAAAAACAATATATTACTCCATATATGGGCAGTGATGAATATACTCACACTTTAGCTAAAGATCATGGTTTAATTCCTGCTGGTGCGAAATTAAAACTACACACTTCCATTATGTTGGATGGAAAAAATTATGTACATGCCACAGATTCACACACCAGAGAAAAATCTTTAATTCCAGTTTCAAAATTATATAAACCTGGTGAACAAAAAGAAAATAAAGGTTTTAAATATGAAAAAGAGTTTGTCGATAGACTGAAAAAACGAGGACTAATGCATGGTGATGCAGCTGGTTTTACTAGTGGTAATGATTTTAATCTAATCAACAAAAAACAACATACCGAACATAAAGGTGAAGTTCATCCCGAATCTGCTTTACAAGGCGAAACTAAAGCCGGAAAAACTGCAGCTTTTGGCCAATTAACAATATCTTATGATAAGAATAGGGGTGGATGGCACATACCCGATGAAAATCGCAAAAATAGACCTGGGTATGCTGATCATATAGAAAAAAAAGGCATTATTGATTTGATGAATAAACACCATAAACCCAAAGGTTTAGTTGCAGGTGGTGATTATGCCAAAAATGTTCATTTACCACATGAGGATTTGGATCCTGCGAATGCTTATTTAAAAGATCATCATGTTGATTTGGTACAAGTTGGCAAACATGGAACATACAGAGTTGGTAATAAAGATAAAACTGGCCACGGATTACCTCCTTTAACAGGACATGGAGAATGGAGAATTCGACAGAAAACCGCTGATCCATTAAAAAGAACTGTACAATTTATGGTCAAACACGCCGATAAAAGTCATGTAGACTTAGATAATGATGACCATTTAGAGTCCATGGCTAAAACTTTGGGACATAAACCTTTAATATTTAAAAAGTCAGAAGAATGAAATCATTTTTACAGTTAGTCGAAGAAAAAGAATCCACACATAAACCAGTGGTAATGGCCTTTGGTCGTATGAATCCACCTACTACCGGCCACTTAAAACTTATCGATAAAACAAAAGAGTTGGCGAAGAAACATAACGCAAAACACACAGTTGTTGTTTCGCATTCACAAGACAGTAAGAAAAATCCTTTGTCTTCTGAACAAAAACTAAAACACCTAAGAAGATACTCGCCGGGTACTCATTTTGAAGCCTCATCAAAAGATCACCCAACATTCCTGCATCATGCAGCAAAACTTCATGCTGCCGGTCACGACCATCTTATCATGGTTGCAGGTTCTGATCGCGTAAAAGAATATCACGACAAGTTACACCAATACAATGGAACACATAAAGGTGCATTGTATAATTTTAAGAAAATAGAAGTTAAATCTGCTGGTCACCGCGATCCCGATGCAGAAGGCACCGAAGGAATGTCTGGTTCCAAGATGCGCGAACACGCAAAGAACAAAGATTTCTCATCTTTCCGTCAAGGTGTGCCTTCTCATGTTGCGGACCACCACGCTCGTGAACTAATGCACGATGTTCGTAAAGGTATGGGTCTACACGAGTCCGTAGACCGCGGGATATTCAAAGCAGTTTTCGTAACTGGTGGTCCAGGTTCAGGTAAAGATATTGTCATTCGTGAGGCTATCGCTCACTCTAAAATGGTAGAAATGAATTCGGTGCAGATATTCGAGTATTTGATGGACAAACAGAAATTGGCCACCAAAACAAATGATTTACGCCGAGAAGCAATTCGTAACCGTCAACCCCTGATTGTTAATGGTCCAGCTGACGATGTTGACCGAATTCTTACAATCAAGGAAGAACTAGAGGAACTCGGATATTCCACAACTATGGTTTTTGTCAATACGACCGACAAAATCAGTAAAGACCGAAATGAAAAGTTGGCTAAGACAATTGTAGAATCTATTAGACACGATAAATGGAAACAATCTCAACAAAATAAAGAAGTTTATTCGCAGAAATTTGATAGGTTTATTTCTTTTGATAATAACTCATCCCTGAGTGATCTTGAAGAGGAAATTACAGATACTTATCAAAAACTAAATATGTTTATTGAAAATAGAAATTTCAATGACGTTGCAATTTCCTGGTTGCAAAACCATGGTAAATTAGATATAAATGAGTCAATTAATTATTTCTTGAAGGAAAATCAAAATGTTCAAAAAACTTCTAAGTTTATTCAA